TGAGCAGGACGTTTGCAGACAGCTCGGGCCGCCGTATCTGCCGCGGGGTGAGCGTTTTTACGCGCCCGAACTTGTATCGCGCGAGCCTGCCCCACGTCATTTTGCCGCCCTCGATGTCCGCGATGTAGAGCGAAAGCCGAAACATATGCCCGACGTACCCGCCCGCGCTGTCGGCGATGTTTACCGTCCAACTTTGCGAGCAGACCGCGCCGAGTTCGATATCGTCGCTTAAAGAGGTCGATTCGCGGTCTGAATTTGCCGAGAATATCGCTTCGGCGGTCAGGGTGCGGGCGGCGGTGAGGTCTTCGAGAATTATCCCGTAAAGCGGCGAGCTGCTCAGTATCGCCGCCTGCAATCCTGCGCTTACTTGGTACATTTTCCACCTCCTACTGTTCCACAAGGCTGACCGTGCACTTTTTGTAGTAAATCCCGCTGTCGGTGCGCACTATGCCGCTTGGCACGAACTCGCCGGCATATGCCGTTATCGCGATGTACCCGCAGCGGTGGTAAAACTCGACCTCGAAAAAGCTTCCGCCACCCTCTATAAGCTGCTCTAGCTCCGCTTCCTCCGCCTCGGGTATGTTCGTCCAGCTCAGCGGCAGCTTCCACTTGCGGTGCTTTATCGCGCCGACCGAGCAGCCCGAAGCCGTGCGCCCCGAGCCTGCCGTCCATTCTGGATAGTGCACCGGCGACCAGCTATCGGGGTCGGGGTCTCTCACCCACACGCCGCGTATTTTCAGCAGTTTTCCGTTCATTCAAATGCCCCCTTGCCGTTTCTGCGTCGGTACGCGGCGTTCATAGCGACTATGCAGTCGAAAAGCGTTTTCTTATCTACCTGCCCCGTTACCGTAAGCTCCATGCCGCGCAGAAGCTCCAGTATCTCGCGCAGCAGCTCTACCGCTTCCGCCATTTTGCCGCCGTCTATCAGCCCTTGCAGCTTGCTCAGCGGCGATATTACCTCGGGGTCGGCTTTAGCGTTGCGGTTATCGCCGACCATCGCGAGCGTGGGCGCAGTAGCAAGACCGCCCTGCGCAAGCTTCGGTATCTCGGGTATGTCAAAGCCTATCTTATCAAAACCCACGATGTCCGCTACGGCGGAGGGCAGGTCGATACTTATGGAATTTATGCCCGAGATCACCTTGTTCGCAAGGTCTATCAGCCAGTTCAGCGGCTCTTTGAGCGCATCTTTCAGGCTGCCGAATATCTCTACTATCTTATCCTTTATTGCCCCGAAATGCTCTTTTACCGAGCTTAGTGAGAACGCCGATTTAATCATCGTGAGCGCGGCTGCGAACTTGGTCTTGAACCAGCTCGGTACGCTCACGAAAACTTCCTTTATCTTTTTGAGCAGCGTTTTGAATTTGCTGATAACACCGCTTATCTTCGAGGTAATGCCGCGCAGCAGACCCGCCATTATCAAGCCGCCCTGCTCGTCCATCACCTTAGAGGGCGAGTGTATGCCGAAACATTTCTTGAAGCCGCGCATAAAAGGCTCGAAGATGTGCTCCTTTATCCAGCCGCCGATGTCCTTGAAAGTTTCTACGATACCGTTGAAAAAACCGTCCTTGAAGTTGTCGGCAATGCCGCCGCCCAGCTCCTTGATCACAGTGACCACCACGTTTACGCCCGCGCCAAGCGCAGAGCCTAAAAACTCAAAAGCCTTGCTCGCTATACCGCCCCAGTCGATGTTCTTCAGGAAGTCGGCTATCGAAGTGCCTACCTTCGACCAGTCTACCGTCTGCAAGAAGCTTATAGCCGTTTGCAGTACGCCCTTTATCGACTCGCCCAGCGTTTGCCCCGCTTTGGCGAAGTCGGTGTTTGCGAACCACGCGTTCACGCCGTCGCCCAGACCGCTTCCCAGCCCCGCAAAGTCAAACGTTGTGACGAATGCGTAAGCAGTAGTGATAACGGCGTTGAGCTTATCTGAAAGCGTTTTGCCGATGAGCATGAAGTCGGTAGTCTGCATCGCGCCGTTGAGCAGGTCTGCCGCAGCCGTGCCGAAAGCGGCAAAGTCAAAGGTGGTGAGGAAAATATCCAGCGCGCCGAAAGCGGTGTTCACGCCCTCGCCCACGCTGTTTCCGAGCTTCTTCCAGTCCACACCGCTGACAAGACCGTTCAGCAGCTTAGCGGTATTTTTCACAGCTTTATTAAGCTTTTTGCGTATCTTCGTCCACGGTATCTTTTCTACCATGGAGTTTACCGCCGCGCCAAGTTGCTTGCCTGCGCCCTGCCAGTCGCCCGCTTTTATCGCGGCTTTCATCTTCTCCGCCCAGTCGGGCAGTTCAGCGCCCTCGCCGTTTATCGCGCTCCAGTCGATACCGCTTTCGCCGCTCTCATCGCTTTCAGACTGCGTGTCCTGCGCGACGTTCATTTCATCGAAGCTTGCGAGGTAAGCCGAATTTTTCTTAGCCTCCTTGCCTACCTCTTTGACCTTTTTCGCCGCTTCCATCGACTTCTTGTATGTGCTGCCGAATATCTCGGCCGTAAAGGTCGCCAGCGCCTTTGAAGCCGCCGCAAGCCCCGCCATCATCGAATTTATCGCGGGCATTACCGCCTGCATTATCGGCTGAAAGGCTATCGAAAGGTTCGCTTTTATCTCGTTTAGCGACTTCGAGAACTGCTCGTTGCCCATGCAGGCTTCCTGCATAGCCGACTTCATGCCGCGGAATGCCGCATACAGCCCCGCCATGAGCAGTGCTGATTTAGCGGCGCCGCGGATAGATTGGCCGAGCTTTTGGACGGGGGAGCTTACGCCGTTCGCCGCCCTTTTGAGCCCCGAAAATTTAGCCTTTATGCCGTCCAGAGCCTTGCCGCCCGCACTGCGCAGTTTGGAAAATCCGCCGCGTAAGGTATTTAGCGCGCCGCAAAAGACCTTTTTCACACCGCCCGAAGCTTTGCTGAAAGCGGCTTTCATTTTGCCTGCGGACTTCTCGCCGCTTTGTGCGCTTTCGGCAGCCGTTTCGCCCGCGCTTTCCTCAGCGCTTTCTATCTTGCTTTGAGTGCTCTCGGCAGAAGTTTGCAAAGAGATAAGCTGCTTTTCGGCGGCGTTTATCTGCTCTACCAGCTTTGCGGCTTCCTTGTCGGTCTGCGCGCTGCTGAGCGCCGCGTTGAGCTCCTGCCACTTCGCCTGAACAAGGCTTATCTTCTCTTTGGTATTTTCAAGCTGCTGTTCAAGCCGCTCTACGGGGTCGGCAGGAACTTCGTAATTGCCGATGGCTTTCAGCAGCTCTTTAAGCTCCTGCGCCTGCTTTTTCGCAGCCTCTATGCCTTTTGCCGCCGATATATCCGCTTCTGTCTTTACCCCCATCTCAGTAGCCGTAGCGCTCTTGCCCGTCAGCTCTACTACCTTCTGCTGCGGCTTTGCCGAGGGCTGCGGTACTTTCACCTTTGCAGCTTCCCGCGCAAGCTCTTCTATGTCGTTCTTGACGCTATCCACAGCACCCGACATACCCTCTTCCATCTTCTTCGCGGCGGACTCTGTGGTTTTCTCCATGCCCTTCTGCACGCTCTCAGCCGCCTGCTCGGCTGCCTGCTCCATCGGCTTTGAGAGCATTTTCGATATGCTGTTTTTCAGCTCCTCGAGCTGCGCCGCCACCTTGTCCCTTATCTCCAGATCTAGGGTAAGCTTGCCTACGCTTGTGCCGTCTGCCATTTACACACCTCCTCCAAACATATTTTCAAACATTCTCTCAAACATCGCCGCGTACTGCTCGGGCTTTACCTCGGCTTTTACCTTGTTCGCGCGGAACTCGCGCCAGCGGCGGCGCACGCCCTGTTCGTACTCGCCCATGCGCTCTATCGCTTCCCTGTCGGTCTCGGCGCGTATCTGCACTATGCGCCCCAGCGGCGTGTCCTCCATAAGCCCCGCAACGAGCCTGTACCAATCGGGATAATGCAGCTCTTCCTGCTCGCTGGGCAATATGTGGTACTGCTTCGCTATCGACTGCACTATCAGCTCGCGGTCAAATTCAAGGTCGTAGCAGGGGTCACTCGGTGGGCTGAAATCGCTGCTCCGCCTGTTCTTCCTCCTGCGGGTCTTCGCCCATAGCGGCGCTCAGCACGGTGTTGAAAAGCTCCTGATACGCCGTCCACGAAAGCTCCAGCTTATCTATCTCGTTAAAGGCTTTCGGCGTGAGGGCGAGTTTCAGCACCTCGTCCATCTTATCTATATCGGCTTCGCTGCCGCCGTCCGCCTTGCCGCATATCGCGATTATCTTACGCACGGTCTTGGCGCGGTCGTCTACGGGGTAGACCTTTTCGCCTATGCGTATCTCCGGGCTGCCTACAAGAAGTTTCTTATCGGGCGTGTATAATTTTGCCATAATTTTTCCTCCGTTTCATGGCAAAGATAAAGCGCCCGCCGTGATACAGCGGAGCGCCTTTGCCTATGTGTTGTAATGCTGTAATGTTTACGCTGCGGCGGGCGTGAATGTCGGCTTGCCGTCGCTCATGAAGTCGAAAGCCAGCGGAGCTACGCCGGTAGAATCGCCGCCGCCCCATTCGGTAACGTTCACTACGCCCTTTATCACGAGCTTAGCGCCGCTCGGGAAAGTCCATATGAGGGTGGTGGTGGCTTCCTCGCCCGTTTTCATAGCCAGCCCCTCTATGTAGTCGTTGCCCGCGTCGCCGACGTTGCGCTTGCCCGAAATGCTTATCGTTATCGACTTGCCCGTCATGAGCCTGCGCGTCCAGCCCTCGGCTTCAAAAGGCTTCCATTCCTCTACGTTGCCGTCGATGGATACCGAAAAGCTCTCCATATCGGCAATGCCGACGAGGTTATCCGCGGTAGAGCCGTCGCCGCCCGCTTTGTCTATCTTGAACTGATTTTCATACACGGGGTATACCCCTGTTTTTCCTGCCATAGTTATTCATTCCTTTCGTAATATATAGTCGCTTCCACGGCGTATTCGCATATGCCGCGTTCGTCGCGCCCCAAGTTTATCGGCTCGGCGGGGTGTATGTACGCCACCGTAAAGCCGCCTGTACGCCGTCTGCGCACCGCCGCAAAGGCTTCGTACACCTCTTCCGCGCGGGCTTCGGCAGCCGAGGGCGCGTCGGTGTGGTGAACTATCACGGTCACCCGCTTTTCAAGCGTTTTCGTGTACTCCTCGCCGCCTATGCAGAGCCGCCGCTTACCGCCTTTCAGCTCAAAAACGCCCATGCAGCTCTCGGTGCTGCCGTCAAGATTGCCCGCGTACACCTGTTGTGTATCGAGCAGCTCCGCCAGCATATCCCGCACGTTCAGCAGGGTCATTCTCTTCATATCTTGCTCAGCCTTTCCTTGTACGCGCGCATGAAGTTATCGCGCACGAAGTCTTTTTTCGCGCCGCTGATATACGGCTCCAGCCAGTGGTCGCGCCGCCCGCCGCGAACTTTCAGCTTTTCTATCGGCTGTTTCACTTTCAGCACCGCGCCCTTGCGAAATCTGTACCCGACTATGCTGCCACTTTTGTCGCGCACAAGCGCAGGCCCTTTGCCCGTTTCAGCGTCCACCATCTTGTTGCCGAAGTAAAGGTAGCGCGAGTAGACCATATCGTGGTCTATGTAGACGTGAGTGCTCTCGGGCGTTTTCATCATGCCGACGTACATTCCCTGCTGCAATGCGCCCTGCCCCAGCGGGACGGTGTTCTGCGAATCCGTTATCACCTGCTGTAGGGCTTCTTTCGCGGCAAGCTCCGCAGCTTCTTCCAGCGCCTTTATCGCGGCGGGGTAAAGCTCCAGCGTTACGCTCATCATATCAGCTCCAATCTTGTGTAATTCACGCTGCCGTCGGGGTCGGTCGCTTTTTCAGAGCCGTATATCGTGTACTTTCTGCCGCCTATCTCGGCGTACCCCTCTATCAGCGGTCGGTCGGGGGCGATGTCGCCGTTAAAGAGCGCTTCGCCCGAAAGGGTTATCAGCTGCTTCTCGGCGCTGAGCTTCTGCCGCGACTTCTGCGTGTGGAAGCACTTGCCCTCAAATATCACCGTCTGCCGCCGCGAGCCGTCGGGGAGAAGCCCATCGGTCTGCGTGATACGGCAAGGGGTAACGCACACGCGCGGCGGCACAAGCTTAGGAAATTTCATTCACACCCCCGCCTTTCGGCAGCAAAGCCCCGTCTGCAAGAGCAAGCCGTACACCTGCGCGGTGGTGGTCGCCCCGCCCACGACGACTATCTTAGACCTATCGAACGACATCGAAACGCCGCTTATGCTGTAAGCGCTCAGAGGGCTTTCCAGCAGCTCGGAATTGTCATAGATGAATTTCACCTGCAATGCCGCCGAACGCTTTATACGCTCTCTCTGAAAGTCGGTAAGGCGCTCAAAGCCCATCGCCGTGATACGGTTGAAAGTAAGCGTATCTATATCGCTCTCAGCCCGCCGCTCCAGCGCCGCGAACTGCTCTTCGTCAACTTCTCTTTCGGGGCAAAGGACTGTGAACTCTGCGTATGTGAGATACAAATGCGCTCACCCCTTACTCGCTGTATTCCGCAGTGTCGGTATCGACGTAAATGCTGTCTATCTTGCCGTCCTTGCCGTTCGGGAAAGTGAACACGTCGGAAAACGCGCGGTTCTGATAGAGGTAGCCGTCGCCCTCGGTGTGCGTACCGGGAGCAAAGTTGTAAATGCTCGCGATCTTCGGCACTATCTTGGTAGTTTCGGGCGTTGCGATGAGCACGTTTATCTTGTGCGAACCCGCCGCCTTTTCGTAGTAAGTATCGAGTGCCGACTTGCTTGGCGTGCCGGACACCTTGGTGTAAGAGCCGCCCGACTCGGTGTAGTAATCCTTGCCGCTCACTATATCGGTATCAGCGGTCTTTACATAGCTTGCCGCGCAGGGCTCGAAGCCGCCGTCCTCTGGGTCGAAATTGAAGCGGTCGTAGAAGCGCTCGTCGTCGATGACTTCCATTATAGGCACGCCGTCGATGTCGGTAACGCGCGTTCTCAGCCCAAGTCCGCCCTCTGCTATCTCGGTCATGGAGATGGTGCGGGTGAACTTATCCGACTTTTCCAGCAAGTCCATAACAGCGCTCGTAACATACATGATGAGCGAGCCGTTAGCTTTGTATCTGCGCAGCTTGCCCGCCGCGAGGAAGCCTTTCAGCTTATCGAAAACGTTCGACTTTGTGTACGAGTCTGCGGCGGTCTCAGAGTGGTAGCCCTCGAGCGCCTGCGCCCTTGCCGCCACGCGGGAGAAGAAGAGCGCGTCGGTCTCGGGAGCAGCCTGTGTGCGCTCGAAAGTTTCAGAGATATTCTTGATAGAGGCGGTAGCGTTTGTTTCGTCAACGTCCGCCTTGTCGATAAGAAACTGTACGTCGCGGTCGTGGGTAAGGGTAAAAGGCGTATCGGTCTGAACGTACTTGCCCGTGTTCCAGCCGCCGTTGCGGTTGTGCGACTTGTAACCCGAAGTAGACATCTGCGTGAAGTGGAAGGTCTTAGCGTCGAGCCAGCGCACGTTCTGTGTTATGAAAGGGCTGGAGAGCGTTTCCTGTATTCTGATCTCCACCAGTTCGGGGTTCCATACCTCTGCGTAATTAAGATTCGGCATATTTCATTCCTCCATTATTTGAATTTGTTCCAGCGTTTCTGCGCTGTCTGCTTGTTCTGCGGCTTCTTTTCCTCAGCTTCGGAAGCACCCGCGCCGACCTTGAACCCGCCCGCAGCGCCTTCCTTGCCTTTCATATCGGGGTACTTCTTCACTACGGCTGAGAGCGCGGCGCTTATGTCCTTAGCGCTGCCGTTCCTGACGTAGCTTTCGGCAAGCGCCACGGCGTCCTCCATAGCTTCGGCGCTCACTCCAAGCTGCATGGCGGCTATCTGCGTTTTCAGCCGCAGTATCTCCTCGTCCTTTTCGTCGGGCTTATCCCCTGCGGGTGCGGGCTGCTCGGGTTTATCGGCAGGCTCGTCAGTGCCCTCACCGTTCTCATCAGCCTGACTATCGTCCGACGCAGGCTGTTCCTTATCGGCTGAGTTCTCATCAGCCTTGTCCGCAGGCTTTTCATCAGCCTTTGGCTCGTCCTTTTTCTCCTCGGCGGGCGCAGCTTTCTTCTCCTGCTCCTCTTCGGAAGTTTTCTTCTTTTCGTCCATGTTTTTACCTCGCTTTCTGAATAATCTATGAAAAAAGCACCTCGCATAAAAGCGGGGCGCTCAGTTCCGATATTTGGGTATAAAAATACCGCCTGACCTTGGTCAAGCGGTATCAATCTTCGATTTCTTCAAATTTAACGTTATTCGCGCATTCAGCTAATTTTCTAACTGAGATATTTCCCCAAAAATATTCCTTTGGTATCCCGTTTGGAAAAGCGGTACAACAAAATTCTCCGTTTTTATTCTTTTCTTTGATGTGCTTGCATGATGTGCAGTCTGGAATAATAACAGACATCTATTTTCGCCACCTTTCAACATATTCATCAACTAATGCCTTTACACGTTCATCAACTTTTTCATTATTGCGAATGCGAACAAAACCTTCTGCTATTGTTTCAGAACCGTCTTCAAGAATATCAGAATAGCCCGACACTCCAGCAATGAATTTCGTTCTTAGTTCTCTTTCCTTGCGAATAAAATCATCATAGCTTTTGCAATCTTGAAAGCTCATAAAATGAGCCATTTCATGCGCTATCAGATCTCTAGTGTTTTTAGAAGCAAGAATGCCTTTACTATAATTTCTATTATATATTCTTTCGTTGAGTTTGTCAAGATTTTCTTCCCAATTAAATCCCTTGTTAATAACGAAACATGATTTAAACGTTCCATTACTGTTGATAGGTTGAAATTGAAAAGGAGCTTTGCCATACTCCTCACTTATATCTTCATACACAAACTCATCGATGTGTACATTGTATGTAGATTGAATTTCTTCTATACTGTTTACAATTTCAGACTTAATGTCTTCTGGTATTTCCTTCGCACTTGCAAAATCACCCTCTACATAAATTTTCTTACTTACATTATCTGTATACGCCTTTTCCCTCTCAAACTCCCGCCTAAGCACATCCCTGTTGGCATTCACGAATTCGCCAAGCTCGCGCTCGGCGGCGTTCAGTTTGCGGCGGTACTCCTTTGCGGCGGCGGGGTCAAGCGTGCCTGCTTCCAGCCTTTTGAGCCTGCGTATGTTTCGCTCCATCGCCCGCTGTTTCTGCTCCAGCTCGCGTTCGCGCTTTATCTGCTCGGCGGGTATCGGCTCGGGCGGCTGCGTTACGCCGTGTATGTACTGCCCCATGGTGTGGCGGCAGTTCGGGTGGAAAAGCCCGCCGCTTATCGCGTGCGAGAGCAGTGTGAACCATTCGCCGCAGTAGTTCGACTTTCCCCGCACGCCGTCGCTCTCGCCCTGCCACACGGTGAATACGTCGTCGATATACACCCGCCCCTGCCAAGGTTCGCAGGTCTTTGAGCAGGCGCTGTACTGCGAGATGAGCACGGTATCATACCCCAGCTCGGCAAAGCGCTTAGCCCTTCCTTGCAGAGCCGCACGCGCCGATGTCGTCCGCAGCGCCATATGCACATAGTCGGCTATGTTCACCCGCCGCCCGTCGCGGTAGACTATGCACTTTATCCCCTGCTCGAGGAAGTCGCGCACCGCTTCGTCTATCGCCTTTTCAAGCGGCATTTCGCCCACCGCCTGCGCCAACTGTACACGGTTGAGCGTTTGCCTGTAAACGTCGTCCATCGTGCGCAGGGCGGCTGTTTCCGCGCGCTGTTCAATCTCGGTGATGTCCTGCATAAGGCTTTCCATCTTCGCTTCGTTCACGCCGAAAAAGTGCACGCTGCCGCTGCTGCTGACGGGCGGTGCTTCGCTTATCTGCTGCTGAGTCTGCGCCGTTTCCTGCTCCGCCAGCCGCTCGCCCTCGGCGAATTGCTCTTGCATAAGCTCGCGGGTTTGCGCGTCTATAAGATCGGCGTAATCGTCCATCACGGCGCGGTTCTCGCGGCGGAACTGCTCCAGAGCGTGCAGCTTCTCAGCCTGCCATGCGCTCCACTCAAAGCCCTCGCGGCTCTCTAACTGCTTGTGCTTTTTCAAACAGCGTTTCAGCGCGGCGCAAAGCCGCACCTCTATCTCCTCGAATATCTTCGCGATGTCCTTGAAACTAAGCAAGCTCGTCACCTATCGAGGTCGGCGCGCCATCTGTCAGCCCTTTTTCGTGCATCAGCCGCTTGACCTCGCCCGCCTTCCATTCGTCGCTCTTAGAGCTGCCCCATAGCTCTTCCACCTGCGTCTGCACCGACATTACGCCGTATGTGCCCGCCTTGCCGACTGTTTCGACGCGGCTGCCGAAATCGGGCGCGCCGTATTCGCCGAAATCCGCCGCCGATTCATACTCCGCGGGCGCTCTGCCGCGCATATTGTCGTATGTTTTAAGCATGGCGCACACAAGCTCTGGCAGCGCCTTTTCAAGCGCAGTTGTTATAGTGTTTCGCGTGTTTCCCGTAACGTCTTTCTTCTCGCGCTGGGCTTCCGCGGAGGACATCTTGCCTACGTCTATCCCGAGCGTTGCGGGCGACACAAGCCCTTGCAGGCACATCAGCAGACAGCTCGTATAACTCGCCGTGAAAGCCTCGTACTTGATGTCGGGCTGAACTACCTCTATCTTCGGCGAAACGCCCTCTTGCAGCGGCTGCATGATGCTGATGTAGCTGTTGCCGAACTGCTCGGGCGCTAGGGGTCTGCCGTTTTCGGGGTCGCGCGGGATAAGCGTTTCGGGTATGTACTGCTTCACGCGCCCCGCTCTGATAGCGTCCCACCACTGCGAGATCACCTCGTCCAGCGCGTCGAAGCAGTCTGATTTGCCGCCGTCGAAAATGCTCTTGCCCCTGTTCGGATATTTCTTCGAGACGTAAAATCTCAGCGGTACAGCCATTATATACCCGCCTGCGAACTCGGCGCGCGGAGGTATGCCCGCAAGCTGCGGCACGCTTTCGAGCGGCACTTCTTTCTCGCCGCTGTAAAGACGGCTCTCGATGTACCCCTTGCCGTAGCGCTCCTCGAGGTGAAATCTCTTAGTGCCAGCGGTGTGTTCGGAATGGAATATCACTTCGCGCAGCACCCCGCGCGAGCAGTTGTATTCGACCTTATCCGCGCCGACGAACTCTACTATCGGCGTATCTGAAACGGCGGGGTCTACCGAGATCTTGAAAGCGCCGTCGCCGTCAACTAAAGCAGCCGCAACGGCCTGCCCCGTAAGCTCGGCAAAATCGGTGTGCTCGCAGATATGCGCGAAGTCTGCACCCCGCAGAGCGCGTGCAGGCGGTAGCGGGAGCGGCTTCCGCGCCCGACATTTCCGAAGAAAAGATGGTGCGCCGCATGACATCGACGACCGAGAACATCACGCGAAGTTTTTACGATGATTACGTTGAAACTAACGTGAAATATCGCAGTGAAGCGGGGCTGGAATGCTTTATTATCCGCAGCGACCACGGCGGGTGCTGCAAATGGTGCGCGGCTCTCGCGGGCAAATACCGCTACCCCGAAGAAGTGCCAAAGGACGTTTACCGCCGCCACGACAACTGCACCTGCACCGTGACGTACATAAGCGGCAGGAAGGCGCAGGACGTGTGGAGCAAGACCTCGCGCGAGCTGCCCGCCGAAGAACGCGAGCGCATGAAGCAGATAGGTTTCAAGAAGCCGACCATTTCAGCCGAAGAGCGGGAGCGCATGTTGATCGCGGGCATGAAAAAGCCGCAAAGGCTTGACATTGCGGGGAAAAGTGGTATAATAGAAGATGAAATAAGAAAAGGCAATATAAAGCTTGACATAAATCACGAAAAGCAAGCTAAACACATAAAAGGCTGCCCGGAATATATTGATGGAAGAAGCTACTTGACAATTTCAGAAGACAAAGCGCAGAAAATAATAAATGAAAAAAGTGGAACTGGTTCACTTGTTTATGATAGAAAAGGTTTATGGAAAAACAAAGAATTGATTGACTGCGATGAGATCATAGGAGTTGACATAAATAAGAGTACTAGGGAAGAAACTTCGACTGACAAAGGAACAATTCACTATTCTAAATCAGGAACTCATTTAGTACCGAGAAAGGAGAAAAAAACATGATTGATTTACAAAAATATTTGTTTAACAAAGTACTATTGATCGATATAGACGGCAAACAATGGAACGGTTATGTTTTCTCTTTTCATGATAAAGATGATAACGAAGATGAAGAAGATTCTATTACCCTAAAGGTGACCGATAGTGAAAAATTGATAGAATTCACAGAATCAGAAATAAAATCTATAAAAATAGCATAACCCTTGACCGCTCCTCGCACCCCGCGAAGGGCGGTTTTCATATATCCACATCAGCACCTTGCTTCGGCAGGGTGCTTTTCTTATGCCTAAAAAAAGGAGGTAATCAGCTATTGAGAAGCGTATCGGCAGGCAGACCCCCACCGTATCGGTAGTGCTGCCGTATGAGCAAACGCTCGGCGGCGAGGCTGTCGCGATGTACAACAGGTCGGGGCGCACCGCGCAGGAGTGGCAGGAGCTTATGATGTACGACATCATGGCGGTGGACGGCGAAGGCTTGTGGCGGCACATGAAATTCGGCTGGTCTATTCCCCGCCGAAACGGCAAATCCGAACTGCTCATCATGCGCGCCATGTACGGCGTTACCCACGGCGAACGTGTGCTGTACACCGCCCACCGCACCACCACCTCTCACTCGGCGTGGGAAAAGGCCACCAGCTTGCTCGCGAAGATGGGCTACTGCGAGAAAGAGGACTTCAAGACCGCGAAGCAGTTCGGTCTTGAACGTATCAAGTGGCTGGGCGGCGAGGGGCTTATCAACTTCCGCACGCGCTCGAGCAAGGGTGGTCTGGGCGAGGGTTACGACCTGCTCATCATTGACGAAGCGCAGGAGTACACCACCGACCAAGAAACTGCGCTGAAATACGTTGTCACGGACAGTAAGAACCCGCAGACGCTCATGTGCGGCACGCCGCCGACGGTGGTATCAGCGGGCATGGTGTTCACCAAGTACCGCAAGACGACTGTCACGGGCGGCGGCAACGACGACGGCTGGGCGGAATGGAGCGTGCCTGCGCTCACCAACGCCCACGACCCCGAATTGTGGTATCAGACCAACCCGTCGCTCGGCACTATCCTCACCGAGCGCAAGATACGCTCCGAGCTCGGCGACCCGCAGGACGCCCAAGTGGACGACAACATACAGCGCCTAGGCTTGTGGCTGACGTATAATCAGAAATCAGCCATCAGCAAGGGCGAGTGGCAGGCGTTGTGCGTGACCGAAAAGCCGCAGCTCACTCACGAACTGTTTTTCGGCGTGAAGTACGCCAAAGCTACCGAAAATGTATCGCTCGCCGTAGCCGCAAAGACCGCCGACGGCAAAGTGTTCGTCGAAGCCATCGACTGCCGACCCGTGCGCGAGGGCAACGACTGGATAATTGCGTATCTGCGCAACCCGCATATGCGCGAAACGGTCATAGACGGCGCAGGCGGACAATCTCTGCTCGCCGCCGACATGAAAAACGCGGGCATACGCCGCAAGCCGATACTGCCGAAAGTGGCGGAGGTCATAACCTCTGCGGCAAGCTTTGAGCGCGGCATTTTCGCGCAGACGATCTGCCACGCCGAACAGCCGTCGCTGGAACAAGCCGTCGCCAACTGCGAGCACCGCGCTATCAGCTCGGGCGGCGGGTACGGTTACACCTCCATCTTAGAGGGCGCGGACATATCGCTGCTTGAAGCCGTCGCGCTGGCGCACTGGGCGTGCGTGAACACGGTCAAAGAGAAGAAAGTACAGAAGGTAAGCTGGTAACGGCTTACATATACCGCACAAGCGGAGAAAGGAAATATCATGGCAGATTTTAAACCCATCGAAACGCAGGAAGCTTTTGACGCAGCGGTCGCCGATGTCAAGAAGCAGTACGAGGGCTGGCTCTCGCCCGAGGACTACAACGCAAAGACCGCCGACCTCGCGAAGCAGCTCGAAGCGAACAAGACCACCATTGCCGACCTTACGGCTAAGGCAAAGGCGTATGAGAGCGGCGCGCTGAAAATGCGCATCGCTCACGAGAACGGCATACCCTATGAGCTTGCGGGCAAGCTTTCGGGCGACACCGAGGAGGAGATCAAAAAGGACGCTGAAACGCTCGCAAAATTCGTGAAAAATCAGCAGCCCCAGCCCCTCGCAAATACGGAACACGGACACACGAACGGCAAGGACGCGGCGTACAAGTCGCTGCTCGCCGACCTTAAAAAGTAAAGAAAGGAAGTAATTAACTATGGCAGACATTCTCTCTAAGGGCGCAAAATTCGACCCGCAGCTTGTGACCGAGCTTTTCGACAAGGTAAAGGGCTTTTCATCGCTCTCGACGCTCTGCGCGCGCAGCCCTATCGCATTCAACGGACAGAAAGAGTTCATCTTCAGCATGGACGATGAAGTAGACCTCGTTGCTGAGGGCGGCAAAAAGACTCGCGGAAGCGTGGCTCTCGACCCTATCACGGTACTGCCGCTAAAGGTAGAGTACGGCGCAAGAATGACAGATGAATTTCTCTACGCCTCTGAGGAAGCGCAGATAGAAATGCTCAAAAATTTCTCTGAGGGCTTCTCGAAAAAGGTCGCCCGCGGTCTTGACATCATGGCTTTCCACGGACTAAACCCGAGGACTAAGACGGCGGCGGCTATCATCGGCACGAACCACTTCGACAGCGGCGTTGCGGTCATCGCGCAGGACAGCAAAACGCCCAAGACACCCGACGCGCTGATAGAAGAGGCTATCGCGGCGGTGCAGGGCCACGAGTACGATGTGTCGGGACTTACGATGGCTCCCGCATTCCGCTCCGACCTCGCTAAGATGGTGGACGCGAGCGGAAGAAAGATATACCCCGAACTTGCGTGGGGCAGCACTCCCGCTCAGATGAACGGCATCAGCACGCTCACCAACACTACGGTGTCTTTCAATTCAAGCAAAGACCTTGCGATAGTCGGCGACTTCGCGACGGCGTTCAAGTGGGGCTATTCCAAGGAGATACCGCTCGAAGTTATCCAGTACGGCGACCCCGACAACAGCGGCCGCGACCTCAAGGGATACAATGAGGTGTACATCAGAGCCGAAGCTTACATCGGCTGGGGCATTCTCGACAAAAACGCTTTCGCCGTTATCCAGTCGGCGGCGACTGAGTAAGGGGGGCATGGCAATGGCGGCAGTGTACGCGGCTATCGACGACGTTATACGGCTCGGGCGCAAGCTCACGGCTGAGGAACAGGAACTTGCGGAGGCGCTGCTGCCCGTTGCTTCCGCTAAGCTGAGCCTTATCGCGAAAAAGCACGGCAAGAGCATAGCGCTCATGTCGGCGGCAGACCCCGAGTTCGCGCTTGCGGTCAAAGAGACCATCGTGCGGGCAGTTATCCGCGCGGTAAATGCGGCGGCTGACAATTCGCCCGCGGCAACGCAGGCTTCGCAGGCGGCTATGGGGTACAGCATATCTATGTCGTATCTCAACGCGGGTCAGCAGCTTTACTACCTGCGCAACGAGCTTAAAGACCTCGGGCTGCTGCGTCAGCGCTGGGGCGCACTGGAGGTGTACGGCAATGGTGACAATGATTAAAGGCATACCCGTTGAGCTTGTGGTGCGCGAGCAGACAGGCGCTGACGCGCTCAAACGCCCGATATATGCGGAGCGGATAGATGTAGTCGAAAACGTGCTTGTGGGCGCGCCCAGCAGCGATGACGTTACAGCCGCGCTCAACCTCAGCGGCAAGAGAATAGCGTACACGCTGGCTATCCCAAAGGGCGACGAGCACGTTTGGACTGATACAGAGGTGCGCTTCTGGGGCGGGCGATACCGCACCGTAGGCGAGCCGACGCAGGGCATAGACGCGCTTATCCCGCTCAGTTGGAACAAGAAAGTGCAGGTGGAAAGATATGCCGACGAAGATAGTTCTGAACCATAAAGCGGTGGGCGACTACCTCATGAGCGACAGCGTGGCGGCTCTTACCGAAGAATACGCCGAACGCATACGCGCGAAGCTGCCGAAGCAGGGCTACCGCGTGAAAAACTACGCATGGACTAAGCGCTACCGTATACGCCGCCGTGTATCGTCGGTCGCGGCGACACAAAAGCGCGCCATTCAGCAAAATCAGAAGAACAACACGATACTGAAAGCGGTCGGGGAGGTAAAGGAATGATAGAAGTCACGCTTATCGACTACATATCACGCGGGCTGGACGTGCCGTGCTATGCGGAAGAACCCGCCAAACCACCCCGAAGCTACTGCATTATCGAGCGCACGGGCACATCTGAACGCAACTGCATAACGTCCGCGACGGTGGCTGTACAAAGCTACGGCGGCACGCTGCTTGAAGCTATGGAGCTTAACGAACGCCTGCTGAAACTCATGCGGCGTATGCCCGAACGCGGCGATATAAGCCGCTGCGCGCTCGTGAGCAGTTATCCATTCAATGATACAACTACAAAACGTTACCGCTTTCAGGCGGTGTACGAAATAACATATTTTGAGGAGTGATTTTATGTCTAACAACAAAAACAATGTCACTACGGGCAAGCCTAAGGTAGGCGGAGCAGTTTTCCGCGCGCCCTGCTCAACGCCCCTGCCGACCGACGCCACTACCGAGCTGAACGCGGCTTTCAAGTGTCTCGGTTACATAAGCGAGGACGGCTTGACCAACGACGGCAGCCGCACCACCCAGTCTATCAAGGCATGGGGCGGCGATGTGGTGCACGTTTCCACCACCGACAAAAAGGACGATTTCACGATGACGTTCATCGAATCGCTCAGCGCAGAGGTGCTCAAACTCGTTCACGGCGACAGCAACGTTACCGGTACGCTGGAGGACGGCATGACGGTAGCGGCAGGCTCGGGCGACCTCGAGGACTACGCATACGTTATCGAGATGATAATGACGGGCGGCGTGCTCAAACGCGTTATGCTGCCCTCTGCGAGCGTTTCCAACGTTGCCGAGGTGCAGTATGACGACAGCGACGCGGTGGGCTACGGCGTAACGCTGACCGCTATGGCAGACAGCGCGGGCAACACCCATTACGAGTATTTCAAGAAACCCGCAACTGAGTAAGGAGGTACGGCATGAAGATGATAGAGGGCAAGACCGAGCACGGTTTTGCGTTTAAGTACGAGGCAGCTAAGCTTAACGATTGGGAGCTGCTCGAAGACCTTGTGGCAGTGGACGGCGGCGACGGTTCGCGGCTCGTGAGCGTGCTTCACCGCCTGCTTGATGATACGCAGGCGGCGCTGAAAGACTTCTGCCGCGACGAGAACGGCAGAGTGCCGCGCGACGTGATGGTGCGCGAGATCTATTCCATTATCCGCGGCGGCGACGGCGAAAAGGACAGCGACGGAAAAAACTGATACTGCTCGCCCGCATGGTGAGCGCGTGCGAGTGCGAGTTGATATGCGACTTCGCGGAAACGTATCACATATACGATCACCGCGCCCTGCCGCTGAGTACGGCGGCTGCGCTTGCGGGCGGGCTGCGCTCAAACTCCCGCGCACGCATGGCTTTGGCGGGGGAAAAACATACGCTCAGCGAAATGCTGGGCGTTTTGATTTTTGATAAACTTTCGCTGCTCGTGTGGCTCAACAGCAAAGACGGCGCGCGCGGCAAGAACCGCCCCGAATCGCTGGCGGTTAAGCTTTTCGGCGAACCGAACGAGCCGCAGACCGAGGGCTTTGACGACCCGATGGCGTATGAAAAAGCGCGGCAAAAAATACTTGACGTAGGTGATTAAATGGCAGAAAGCAATAGCAAAGGCATTGAGCTTGCGAAGGCGTATGTGCAGATAGTGCCCTCGATGGAAGGTTTGCAGGGGCAGCTGGCGAAGCTTTTCCCCGACGGCGTAGGCGGCGAGCAGGGCGGCAAGATGGGCAAAAACCTCGGCAAAAGCCTGCTTGCGGCGTTCGGCGCGTACAAGGTCGCCGACAAGCTGGGCGACGTTATAAAGAGCGCATTCAGCGAGGGCGCGGCTCTCGAGCAGTCTATCGGCGGCATAGAAACGCTGTTTAAATCCAGCGCGGGCAAGGTCGAGCAGTACGCGAGCGACGCTTTCAAAACGGCTGGCGTTTCGGCGAATGAGTACATGGAAAACGTTACGAGCTTTTCGGCTTCGCTCATTTCGTCGCTCGGCGGTGATACTGCAAAGGCTGCCGAAGCGGCGCACACGGCTATGGTCGATATGAGCGACAATGCCAACAAGATGGGCACGAACATCGCCGACATTCAGAACGCCTATCAGGGCTTCGCGAAGCAGAATTACACCATGCTCGACAACCTCAAATTGGGTTACGGCGGCACAAAGACCGAGATGGAGCGCCTGCTCGCTGACGCGGAGAAGATAAGCGGCATAAAGTACAACATCGACAACCTCGCCGACGTGTACGCCGCTGTGCACGTCATTCAGGGCGAGCTTGACATCACCGGCACGACCGCGAAAGAAGCCGCCACGACGTTCAGCGGCTCGTTCGGCAGTATGAAAGCCGCGGCGGCGAACCTGCTCGGCACGCTCACGAACGGCGGCGACACGGCTAAGGCTCTTGACGACCTCGAGGAGAGCGCGGGCAACTTTGCGGATAACTTCATCCGCATGGGCAAGCAGGGTGTACAGCAGCTAGACAAGCTCGGCGACGCGCTGGAGGACGGGATAGCTAAGAAGCTGGGCGTGAGCAAGGCGGAGCTCGAGGGCGTGAAGACAGTGCTCGCGGCGATAATCACGCAGATAGCGGCGGCGCAGATACTCGGCAAGCTCGAAGGCGTTACCATCTCGCTCGAAACGCTGCGCACGGCGGCTCTAAAGGCGGGAACGTCACTCAAAAACAGCATGACGGGCGGCAGTATAGCGATAGCTGCGGCAGCGGCTGGCGGACAAATGCTTGCAAGTATCATTGACGGCATTACGGAAGAAATCGACGAAGCGCACGACCCCCTCACCGACCTCAGCGCGGATACGCAGGGGATCGTGAGCGCGGCGCACGAAGCGGCTAAGGCGATAGCCGAAACGTCGCAGAAGTTTGACGAGAACATGAACAGCGCGGAGGAAAGCAGCGCGGCGTATGTCGGCATGGTCGATAGGCTCGAAGAGCTGAACGCGCAGACCTCGCTCACCTCGACCGAGCAAGCCGAGATGGAAAGCATAGTGCAGTCGCTCAACGAAGGAATGCCCGAACTGGGGCTTGCAATAGACAGCACTACGGGGCACTTGAACAAGAACCGCGCGGCTATCGAAGCGGTGGTCACAAGCTATAACAGGCAGGCTAAGGCACAGGCGGCGCAGGAAAGCCTTGTCGAACTGTACAAGGAGCAAGCAAAAGCAGAAGAAGCGCTAAAAAATGCGACCGATGAGCGCACTGCCGCTCTTGCAGCGGGCACTGATATGCAGAGCGACTACGGCGCGGCTGTCAACACGGCATACGTCACGGCTTCGGAAGCTATGCGCACCGTAAACGAGCAGATAGACGCGGCGAACACCGCGATAGCCGAGCTTTCGCACCAATACACCTCAATGCTCGGCCAGACGGCGGACAGCATTTACAACTCTATGGACTTGTTCTCAAAGCCTGCCGAACTGGCTGAGGTGTCTGCCGAAGACCTCGTGAACGCGATGGACAGCAACTACGAGCGCATTTCTGATTGGTCTGACGGACTGGCGGAGCTTATCGACCGCGGCGTTTCTGACGGTCTTATCGACAAACTGCGCGAAGCAGGGCCCAGCTCGGCGGCTGAGATAAAGGCTATGACCTCGATGTCTGACACCGAATTGCAGGACTATTCCGACAAATTCGACGCGGCATACTCAAAGGCATACAAAGCCGCCGAAAAGTCGCTCGGCAATATGCGCGACGAATCTTCGCGGCAGATACAGAACATCATCTCGGACGTTGCGGGCAAGTCGCCAAGTTTGCAGGAAGCTTATGATATTCTCGGCGGATACGCGGCTGCGGGCTTTGCCAACGGTCTGACCCGCCCAGAAAAGCTCGCCGACATCGACCGCGCCGCACAGCAGATGGTAGACGCGGCGTACCAGTCCGTCAAAGCGGCGGCAGGCATACACTCGCCCTCGCGGCTGTTCGCAGACCTCGGCGGATATATCCCGCAGGGCATGGCTCGGGGCATTTCGGGCGGCATGGCTGAGGTCTCGGCTGCTGCTGCGGACATGGTATCTGCTGCGGCGGGCGAGGTGCGTTTGCCCGACTATACATCGGCAGACAGCGCGCACAACGCCGTCAGAGCCGCCGCTAAGCGCGATGAACGAACGGCAGGCAGACTGACCGCCAGCACCGCCGAGCACGCTCAGAACGCCGCAGAGAGCGGCAAACAGGCGGTCTTTAACCTAGTGATTGACAGCGACACAGTAGCAAGCGTGATAGCGCCCGCGCTTGATGTTATCAACGGCGCGAACCTTAATTTAACAGCGAGAGGAGTGGCAAGATGATATGATAAGACAGATGATTTTCAACGGCGTTTCTACGGGCGACCTGCGCGGCGTAACGGTTGCAAAGGGCAGTTGGGGCACGCCAAAGCCCCGCGTGGTGCGCGAGAGCGTGCCTTACCGCAGCGGCAGCACCGACCTATCGGCGGTGGGCGGCAAGGTCTACTACGACGACCGCGACCCGCAGTACGTTTTTAACGTGATAGGCGAGGACGCGGAGGACACCGCCGACCTTGTTTCGGACGTTATAAACTGGCTCTATTCGGAGGGCGACGGCGTTCTTAAAGACGAACACCTTCACGGCTGGAAGCTGACGAACTGCCGCTGTACCGACATCAGTTACGAATACATCGACCAGGCACGGCGCGTGGTGCAGCTTACCGCGGCGTTCGCCGCCGACCCGTACATGATAAGCGAGGGCGCAGCGTTCGACATCGCGACGTTTACGGGCAACAGACTTATGCTTCTCGATGTTAACGACTTCGGCGCGACGTACTATGACATGGGCTCGCCCGCCGACTATGCGAGTTACGCTGACATTTCCATCTCAGACGATGGGCTGAGCGTGACCGTTACACTGCCATTCGGCGGGAATGTAACGCAGTACGCTATCCCCACGATGGGCGGCATAGTTACGGCGGCGAGCAGCGGCAGATACTCCACTGTGTTCGGACAGGACGACGACTATATCTATTTGCAGGCTGTGTACCCGAACGGCACCGCGAGCACATACGGCGTTACGCTCACCCTAAGCAAGGCGGTAGGCGCAAGCGCTCTGAGCGCGGTCAAAGTGCCGTATCACGTCGGCGCGGGCACGGAGTTCAAGACGGCTTCGCTGGACGCGTACTCACTTGTTTGCGACGGCGCGCCCGTGCTGTACGTCAACGGCGCGGCAGTCGATACCGAGCATTTCGCGGTCAAGAGCGGCAATAACAGGCTCAGCGTTACGCACAACACCATGCCCGCCACGCTGAGATACTCGACGATAAAGGAGCGGCTGTAATGAACTATCGCGTAACACTGACCAACGGCACGCAGTCGGAGATACTGCACAGCTACCGCCCGTCAGACCCGAAGATCTCGCAGGCTAAGATAACAGAAGCCGTCAACGAGATACCGTCGTTTTCGTTCCGCATTTTGCCCGACAACCCCGCGTACAACGCCGTTGAGGCGGGTGTCAGCACGGTGGCAGTAACAGACCTAGACCGCGGCGCAACGCTCTTTGAGGGGCGCTGTCTGAGCGTTTCGGACGGCATGAGCACGGCGGGGCTGTTTGCGAAAACGGCGGTATTTGAGGGCGAGCTCGGCTACCTCTGCGACAGCGTACAGCCCGAGGGCGAGGTGTCGCAGGGCACGATAAACCGCAGCACGCTGATAGACCTTATCACGGCGCACAACGAGCAGAGCGAGCACCGTTTCGCGCTCGGAAACGTTGAAATGGCGGGTTTTCCCGAGGGCAGTTCGTATGACTGGGGCGTGACGTTCGACGTGCTGCGGGCACTGTTTGTGGATACGTTGGGCGGCGAGATACGCCTGCGAAAAGTCGGCGACACGAGCTGCCTTGACTACGCGCAGGAGTTCGCAATCGAAAAGGATATGCCGATATACTGCGGAGGGAATATGCGCGAGATCACCTGCGCGGCGGACGTTAGCGGGCTGATAACGCGGCTGTACCCGCTGGGCGCGATAAGGCAGTCAACGGGTTCGCGGCTGACGATAATCCCGAGCGGCATGGCGGGCGGAAAGAGTTACATCGAGCGCGCCGACCTTGTGGCCAAGTACGGCGTGCGGAGCGGCGTTGCGATATATGACGTACACGGCGACGGCGACACCCTCGTGCGCGGGAGCACAACGCTTTATCGGCGCGGCATGAACACGCTGAACGCCATCGCGATAGGTCAGCGGCAATACAAGGTCAGCGCGCTGGACGTATCGGCGGGGTACGAACTTTACGGCGTGCACCAAGTCAAAAACGACATCATGGGCATAGACGAACGGCTGCGTATCATCGGCAGGACGATAGACCTAGACCGACCCTCAAACAGCACGCTGACGTTCGGCAGCAAGGCGGCGACCCTCTCGGACGCGGTCGCGAAATACAAAGGAGTGATGAGATGATAACAGTATCAACGGTAGTGGAGCTAGACCTAAGCTGCACCGCCCCCAGAGCGCGTATCAACGCCAAGCAGGGCGACGGCGGCACGCGGCAGATAGTCGCGAGATTTACTAATGGCAGCGGCGTTATTTCCGATTTAAGCACGGTCACGTCTGCCGAGCTTAAAATCCTGCGTCCCGATGGTGTGACGGTAAAGGCAGCTGCGGCGTTGTCTGACGGTGCTGCGACGGCTACGCTGACAACTGAAATGCTTGCAGTGGCAGGGCGCGCGTTTGGCGACATCGTGCTAAACGGGGACAGCGGCAGTATTTCCGCGGCGCGGTTCGACATCAACATAATGGCAGCGGCAGACAGCGGCATAGCCCCCGACCCGACCCCCGAGCCGCAGGACAGCGGGAAACCCGCCCTAGCCTCGGCAGTGGCGGAGGGGGTAGTGGGCATAGTTGGAAACGCGACAAAAATTGAGGAGGAAT